CTAGTCGCTGGCGGCGGCGGCGGGGTGCCTCTGATCGGGCCGGGAGGGCTGGTAGGGTGATATATCTCGGCGACTTCGCGGCAGACACGGCGCAGGTGGACTTTTCCTTCAACACCCGCACAGCGGCAGGCGCGCCCGTCGCGCTGGTCGGCGGCGGGCTGGCCGTCTACAAAGACGACGCAACTACCGCGCTCGGGCTGACCATGGACAACCACCTCGCGGCGGTCGCGACCGGGCAGTATAACGTTACGGTCTACATCACGCAGGAGAGTAGCCCGTTCGTGGCCGGGTCAGATTACAAGGTAGTTTTGTCGGCTGGCACCGTGGACGGCACGTCAGTCGCGGGCACGGTGCTGGCGCAGTTTTCCGTCGAGAACAGATACACCGAGGCTGGCGGTGACGCGGAGACGCTTGCGGCTATCAAGGCTAAGACGGACACCATCGGAGCAGGCACGATCACTGTCACCTCGCCCGTCACCGCCACCGGCGACGTGACCATCATACAGGGCGACACGTACTCGGCATCCGAGGTAGCATGGACGGACAGCGGCAACACCTGGCCGGCGGACCTCGACACGGCGACCTCCATACTCTGCTGCATCGCGGACGAAGCCGAACTCGCCTGCACCTACGCGGCAGACACCAACACCCTCGATGCGCTCTCCTGCGTTGAAACGGCCGCCCTGGCGGCTGGCCGTTATCCATATTGGCTGGAGGCGCAGTGGGACGGCGACCCGGACACGATCAAGACCATCGGCAGAGGCACGTTCAGCATCACACATGAGCGGCCGGAGGTGACAGCGTAGTGCAGCTCCCGACAGACCCTAAAGCCACCTGGCCGCCCCCGGCGCACAAGACCGCCTACACCGACTACACGCTTCGCGCCGCCTGGTACGGCGGGGACATGGAGGTGCTCGCGAACCTGTACGCGGCGCATCTGTCCAACCCGTTCGACCGGCGCTCGGCCTTCTGGGCCGAGCAGACGCGCGGCGAGCGGCGGACGCTGGTGCATGTGCCCATCGCGGGCGATCTCGCGGCGGTGTCGGCCAACCTGCTGTTTGGTGAGCAGCCCGCCATCACGTGCGAGGACGCGGCCGCGCAGGAACGGCTGGACGCCATACTCGCGGAGTCGCAGGCGTATAACACGCTCGTAGAGGCGGCGGACGCGGCCAGCGGCATGGGCGGCGTGTTCCTCAAAGTCAACTGGGACGCGGCGCTGGCGCCGTACCCGATACTTTCTATAGCGCAGGCGGACGCGGCGCTGCCGGAGTTTCGGCATGGCATCCTGACTGCCTGCACGTTCTGGCGCGTGCTGCAGGACGACGGGCAGACGGTATGGCGCATCCTCGAGCATCACGAGCCCGGCAGCATCGAGACGGCGTTGTACCGCGGCAGCCCGGACAGCATCGGCATACGCACGGCACTGACTGAGCACGCGGCGACGGCGGAGGTCGAGCCGTTTCTGCGCACAGGCATCGACGGGCTGCTCTGCCGCTACATCCCGAACCTGCGGCCGAACAGGAAGCGCCGCGGCTCGGAGCTCGGCAGGGCGGACACCGACGGCTGCGAGTCGCTGATGGACTCGCTCGACGAGGTGTATACGAGCTGGCTCAGAGACATCCGGCTCGGCAGAGGGCGCGTCATCGTGCCCGAAGAGTTTTTGCAGTTCGACACCACCACGGGCAGCCCGTACTTCGACAGCAACCGCGAGGCGTTCGTGACCATCAACACGCCGCTCGGAGAGGGCGCGACGGCGCAGCAGATCACGGTGCAGCAGTTCAGCATCCGCTCGGCTGAGCATCTGGCGACGGCGCAGGAGCTGGTGACGCGGATCGTGACGAGCGCGGGCTACTCGCCGCAGACGTTCGGCCTGCAGGTGCAGGGCGCGGCGGAGTCGGGCACGGCGCTGCGGATGCGAGAGACGCGGACCTACCAGACCACGGCGGCGAAGGCGCAATACTGGCGCGACTCGCTGGCGGACCTGTGCGAGATGCTGCTGCAGGTGGACAGGCTGCACCTGGGCGGCAGGGCGCAGCCGGAGAAGCCGAACGTCGAGATGCAGGACGGCATCGTTCAGAGCGCGCAGGAACTGGCGCAGACGGTGGCGCTGATGCAACAGGCGCAGGCGGCCTCGACCGACACGCGGGTGCGGATGATGCACCCCGACTGGGGCGAAGAGCAGGTCGGCGCTGAGGTTCAGCGCATCAACGACGAGCAGGGGCTGACGCTGCCGAACCCGTACGAACTCGGCGAGGCGTAGGCCGTGGCCGTCAAACAGGCGGCAGACCTGGCCGACGCGTACGCCGACCGCATCCAGGCGATCTACGACCGGGCGCTGTTGACCATCATCGAGGAGATGCGGGCGATCCTGCTGAGTGGCGCGGGCATCAGCGACCCGGAGTGGGCGCGGGCAAAGGGTGCGCAGATCGCGGCGCTTCGCAACTGGCTGAAAGGGCAGAAGCTGCTCGACGACGTGCCGGCGGAACTGAGGGCCGCGGTCGAGGAGGGCTACCTGCACGGCGGGGCGGCTGCCGCGGCCAACCTGAAGGACGCGCACCTGGCGGCGCCCGCGGTGGAGCCGTACCGGGCCGGGGCGCGCATCAAGAGTTTTGCCACCGAGCTGACGGGGCTCGTGACCTCGACGCATGGGGCCATACTCCGGCAGTCGCAGGATGCGTTTCGCAACGTCATAGCCGCAGGCGTGGGCGACATCCTGACGGGCACGACGACCGGGCAGAGCGCCGTGCAGCGGGCGCTGAACGAGTTTGCCGACCGGGGCATCAGCGGCTTCGTGGACTCGGCAGGCAAAAAGTGGACGCTCGACAGTTACGCGACGATGGCGGTCAGAACCGGAGTGATGAAGGCGTCCACGGCGGGCAAGCGCGATCGGTTCGAGGCGAGCGGCGAGGACCTCGTGATAGTCAGCGACCATGCCGAGTCCTGCCCGGACTGCAACGAGTGGGAAGGCCGGGTGCTGTCTTTGACGGGCAAGACGCCGGGCTACCCGACGCTGGCGGAGGCTGAGGCGGCGGATCTGTTTCACCCGAACTGCAGGCACGAGCTGAACCTGTACACGCCGGGGCTGACGCGTCCATCGAAGCCGCAGGGCGGCAAGACGCCGGAGGCGGAGGCGGCGCTCTACACGGAGCGGATGGAGCAGCGGCGGCTGGAGCGCGGGATCCGGCAGTGGAAGCGGCGGGCGTCGGCGGCGCTCGATGACGCGGAGACGGCGAAGGCGCGGGGCAAGGTCAAGGCGTGGGAGGGCCGTCTGAAGGGCCACATCGAGACGGTGAACGCGCGGCGTGCCGCGGCGGGTGAACCCGCGACGGTGCGGATGCGCTACCGCGAGACGCCGATGGCAGGCAAGCGGACAAAACGCTAAAGATTTGTCAGGTTTTTCTACCTGAAAACTTGACAGTATAGCCGACGGGCGGCCCGCGAGAGCGGGCGAAACGGACTAAGCCGACGGGCTGATAAACGGGAGACAAACAGATGGCAGACATACAGCAGCAGACTGTGGACGCGGCGCAGGATAACACCACCGCGGCGGATCAGCCGATAGCACCGGCTGAGACAACGGACACGGCGGGTCCGGGCGCTCAGGGCAAGCGGCTGGAGATAACGCAGGACGAGCTAGACAGGCTCATCGCGCGGCGTCTCAAGCGGGCGGAGTCCGAGTGGGCGCAAAAGGCCGACGCTGAGAAGAAACAGGCGGAGATGACTGAGAGCGAGAAGCTCCAGGCTGCCGCCCGTGCTGCTGAGGAGCGCGCGGCGCAGGCCGCACAGCAGGCCAACGCTCGGATCGTAAGAGCCGAGATGCGGGTCGCGCTGGCGGCGGCGGGCGTCGCCGCGCAGAAACTCGACAGGGCCGTGAGGCTCGTGGACCTCGACAGCATCGACGTGCTGGAGACGGGCGAGCCGGACGCGAAGGCGATCACGGCACAGGTGCAGTCGCTGCTGCAGGAGTGGCCGGAGCTTACCGGCCAGACCTCGAAAAGCGGCGGCGGCGAGTTCGGCGGCGGCAACGCCGGCGAGCCGCCCATCACCGAAGAACTGATCGAGAAGATGGACACGGCAACGCTGAAGAGACGGATGCCGGAGATCGAACGATTCTACAAATTGAGGAGATAAAACGCTATGAGCGTTAGCAACTTCATACCCGAACTCTGGTCTAAACGGATCAACCAGAAGCTGCGCGAGAGCCTCGTTTTCGGCTCGGTGGTCAACACCGACTACGAGGGCGAGATCGGCAGCGGCGGTGACACCGTGAAGATCAACAGCATCGGGGACGTAACCATCGGCAACTACGTGCCGAACAGCACCAACATCACGCCGGAGCAGCTGAACGACTACCAGACCACACTGCTGATCGACCAGAAAAAGTACTTCGCATTCAAAGTCGACGACGTGGACAAGGCGCAGGTGAACGCGAACGTGATGGACGAGGCGATGCAGTCCGCGGCCTGGGGGCTGAAGAACGCGGCGGACGAGTCCATCGCCGCGCTCTATACCGACGCGGGCAACACCATAACGACCACGGCCATCGACAGCACGAACGCCTTCGCGGCCGTCCTGACACTCGGGCAGTATCTGAGTCAGGAGAACGTGCCGGAGGACGGGCGCTGGCTGGTGGTCCCGCCCTGGTTCAAGACCAAGCTCCTTCTGGCGAAGGCGCTCGTGACGGACAACGGCGCGGCGGCTGATGCGTTCACGAACGGCAAGGTGGGGCGCGTCGGCGGGTTCGATCTCTATGAGTCGAACAACATCAGCAACGACGGCACGACCTACTACATCATGGCCGGCACCCGCAAGGCAATCAGTTTCGCCGCGCAGGTGAACAAGGTCGAGGCGTACCGGCCCGAGGCGTCGTTCAGTGATGCCGTCAAGGGGCTGTACGTGTATGGCACGAAAGTTGTCTACCCGGACGCCCTCGCGGTTCTGACTGCTACCGTCGGCTCTGAGCCGTAAAGAGCGGTTTCTTTCTAACGAGTGGGGCGGCCCCGGCGTAACACCCGGGCCGCCCTGGTGTACTGACCTGAAAGGCAGAAAAACATGGCACTGACCACCCTTACCGTTGCGGCGCCGCGCCGCGATTCTACCGCGTCCATCGTCACCGAGACGGTGACGAACGCGGATACGTACTTCCTGTTTGCCGCGCCGAAGGCGGGCAAATTCATGATCCACTTCAGCAACAACAGCAACACCGCTCCGGTGTTCTCGGTGCTGGCCGGGACGGGGCTGCACGCCGGGCAGGGCAACCTGTCGCTGACGATCGCGGCATCCACGGCGGACTACGCCATCGGGCCGCTCTCGACGAGCCGGTTCAAATCCATGTCGGGGACGACGGCCTACATCAACATCTCGATGCCGACGGTCTGCACGACCGGCGAGATCGCTGTTGTCGCTCTGCCGTAGAGTGGCAACTCGGGGGCCAGGCCCATGACGGGCGGCGACACTGGCCCCCACCTCTGTTTGTCGCAGGAGGACGATTTGCAACATCTGACAACATGGATCAGCCGCAACGTTTTGAGCGGCTCGCATATGATGACCGCGCCCGACCTCGAGACGCTGGCGGTGCTCGTGCCGGGACACAAACGCATTATCGAGGTCGGCTGCTACTGCGGGGCGCTGACGCGGTTGTTTGCGCTGTTCGGCGAGCGGGTCTGGAGCGTGGACTGGCTCATAGGTGACGAGGCCGCGGGGCACTACAACACCGATGAGGTCGAGGCGATCTACCGCGAGAACAACGCGGAGGCGCTGGCCTCGGGGCAGCTCGAGCTGCTGAAGATGAGCAGTACCGAAGGCGCGGCCGAACTCGCGAAGCGCGGCGTGACGGCGGACCTCATCTGGATAGATGCCGGGCACGAGTACCCGGACGTTCACGCGGATATCAGCAACTACCTGCCGTTACTCGCGCCGGGCGGCATCATGTGCGGGCATGACGCGGGCCCCTTTGAGGGCGTAACGCAGGCGGTGGATGAACTTTTGCCGGGGGCGCTCTACTACCCGCAGACAGTGTGGCTCTGGCATGAGGGGCTGCCTGCACTCGGGCCTGAGTGCGACGTGCAGTTTGAGATGCACATCGTGCCGATGCGGCAGGCGATGATTACCGTGGGGACCCCCACCACGCTGGGGGGGCGCTGATGCAGGATTTCAAGGCCTGGGTTGCGCGCGAACTGCTGCCCATCGAGCGCATCGCCATGCGCGAGCCGGAGCTTATGATGCTCGCGCTTTTGGCGTTCGGGCACCGGACGGTGATCGAGGTCGGTGCGTTGACCGGGAGCTGCACAAAGTTGCTTTGCACGCTGTGCGAGCGGGTCTACAGCGTTGATCATTTCGTCGGCGACAGGTGGGTTGGCACGCACGATTTCGGCTACCTGCATGACCTGCATACGGCCACGACAAAGGAGTTTCAGCGGGGCGGCCAACTGACCGTTCTCGCGATGGACACCGCCACGGGCGCGGCTCAACTGCGGCGTGACGGGGTGACGGCGGACCTGATCTTTATTGACGCGGCGCACGACACCGAGCACGTCCGCGCGGACATCACGAACTACCTGCCGCTGTTGGCTCCCGGCGGCGTTATGTGCGGGCACGACCCGACGATGGAGGGCGTCAAGGCAGCGGTGAACGAGCTACTGCCGGGGGCGCTGTTGTATGAGACGAACTACTGGGCCTGGCGCGAGGGCCTGCCTGATCTCGAGGTGCAGGCATGAAGCGGCTCGTCCTGACCATCGCGATCGGCGACGCCTGGCAGTCGCTCGCGCAGGTGACGCATCCGCTGATGCAGGAGTATGCCAAGCGGGTCGGCGCGGATTTCGGGGCCATCACATCGCCGAGCGGCGAGGCGTGGGGGCCGCACTGGGAGAAGCTCCAGCTCTATAACATCCTGGGCCGCGAGTACGACCGGGTGATCTACCTGGACACTGACTGCGTGTTGAGGCCGGATTGCCCGGACCTGTTCGAGATCGTCCCGGAGAACACCGTCGGCGCGTTCAACGAGGGATTGTTCCTACCGCGTGCAGAGGTGATGCGGCAGGGCATTCAGCGGTATGTGAAGGGCGACCTCGGGTGGGATGGGCGTTACTGGAACACGGGCGTGATGGTGCTGTCACGCCGGCACCGGCACATATTCAAGCCGCCAGGCGGCGACTTTGACTTTGCTAACGAGCTGATGTTCGAGCAGACCTACCTCAACGTCGCGGCGGCGGTGCATAACACGGAGTGGCATGACCTTCGCTACGAGCTGAACTACATGCCGAGTATGCAGCACGCGACCGGGCTGCCGATGGAGGCGGGCAAGATTGCGCACTTCGCGGGGATACACCCGGCACAGGCGAGGGACTACGCCGCGGCGCTGGTAGAGAACTGGCGCGAGCTGGCGCCGGACTACAAGATCAGGCGGCGGGTCTGGCTCGACCTCGGCGGCGGGCTCGGGGACGTGATAGACGCCGAGCCGGTGCTGAGGTATGCGCTGGAGGAGATATTCCCGGGCGACGACGTGCGGGTGACGACGCCCTGGCCGCGCGTGTTTCAGGGCACCTACCCGGACGAGATCCTGTCGTTCGGGCCGGAGAGTCCCTTCGGGCAGGAGCCTGCCTTCCACGCGGCGACCGTGCCGGCGGACGCGACAGCGAAGATATTCAGCTTTCTGACACACGTTGGCAGCAACGGCACGGATTTCGCCTCGATCGGGCTGCTGCACATGCAGTTACCGACGGCGGACAAACAGATCCGGTTGACGGTCTCGGACGGCGACGAGGCGGAGATTGACGGCCTCGCGAACGGATTCCCGCTGAACGAGGCGGTGCTGGTCCATCCGGGCCGCACCTGGGAGAGCCGCACGTTCCCCGTCGAGTGGTGGCAGGCCGTCATAGATGGCATCGCGGAGACGGTCCCGGTCGTGCTCTGTGGGCTGAACGGCGGCATACACGGCGTGCTGCCCGTCGAGTGCCCAGAGAACGGATTAGACCTGCGGGACAGAACGACGATGGGCGGTCTGTTCGCGCTGGTGAAGCGCTGCCCGGTGCTGCTGACGAACGATAGTTCACCCGTGCATGTGGCTGGCGCGTTTGAGAACGGCATCGTGCTTATCCCATCGGTGCGGCATCCGGATCTGATTTTACCGGTGCGGCACGGCAACTCTTACTGGCGGGCATCGGCGCTCTATAAGAAGTTGACGCTGCCCGAGGTCAACCGGCAGCCGTGCGAGTACTACGGCAGCCACGCCAACGGCGCGCCACTCGGGCCGTGGTCTGATTACCTGCCGGAGGCGGCAGACGTTATAGCGGAGGCATTGAAGCACTATGGGGACACGGAACTTTACGAGACTCGGCGGCGAACGGCAGAGGCCGAGCCCTCAGTTTCTGACACAGCCGGAGGCAGCGGTAACAACGGCACCGATAGAGGCGGCGGCGGTGGAGACAGCGGCTACGACCTCGCAGACATCGCAGAGCAATCCTGCTACCAGGCCGCGCAGGACTAAGGAGGCCCGCAAATGACAACGACGATCAACATGATCGACTACCCGAACAGGCTGCTGACGGCGGAGGTCTGGAACTACGGCGAGGCGAACATCGGGCCGACATCGGCGGCGGTGAAGGACGCGCCGGGCGTGCTCGGAGTCGCGCAGGTGCTGACGGCGGACGCAGGGGAGACCGTCACGTTCTACGATGCGGCGGCGGCGCTGGAGGGCGGCGAGATCGTGCTCGGCGTCCTCGATCTCGCAACGGTCGGGACGCAGGTTTACTTCAGGCGCCCGGCGAGCGTTGGCATCTGGGCTGAGTTCAGCGCTGGCACTGACACGGGCGTTGTCGCGGTGGGGTATCTCTGATGGCTGTCTACGCGACATCGGCTGACCTGGCGGAGTATATGGCGCTCTCGCAGGACGACCTGCCGGATGACGTGGACCGGATGCTGGCGCGGGCGTCTGAGGAGGTGGACTATCTCACGCTCAACCGCGTCGACACCACCGAGACAACGCACGTCACGGCGACAAAAAGCGCGGTCTGCGCGCTCTGCGAGTTTTGGATCCGCAACGCGGCGGACACGGCGTCCTCGGTGTCGAGCTACACCATCGGCAAGCTGACAGTCAACCACGGGCAGGCAGGGGCCAGCACCGTGCCGGTGGACACGCGCACCCAGTCGCGGGTGCGCTTTGCGCTGATGAAGGCGGGCCTGCTGTACCGCGGCGTGGCGCAGGCGGGCACGAGCATACCGGGGGAGAGTTCGTTCTGATGGCGATCCCGGCGCTGATGGATGACCTGCTGCCGGAGACGGTGGCGCTCTACAAGGCGGACACGCCGTCATCGTACGGGCCCGCGTGGGCTACGACCTCGACTACTCTAGCGGCCTACATCGAGCCGATGACGGCTCGGGCCGGTCTGGGCTCGGCGGCGGGCGAGGGCGTCCACACTCAGGCGGACGAGCCGCGCTACTGGATGGTGACGGGCCCGGCAACTGCCATCGCGACGGGCGACAAGGTGACCTGGGTGGCAAACTCGCAGACTATGACGATGGCCGTGACAGCCGTCGAGGAGCTGCGCGACGCGGGCGCGGTGCATCACTACGAGTCAACCCTCGTGGAGATGGTGTAGATGGCGGGCAGCTTCGAGGTCAAAGTGGATTTTGACCTCTCGAAGGTCAAGGTGATGGTGGGCCGAGAGAGGGCTATGAAAGCGCTCGACAGGGCGGCAAACAACATTCTCGAAGAGGCTAACAGGATGGTGCCGCTGGACCGCGGCGACCTGATGCGCTCGGGCGATACCAGCCTCGGAGACACTACACTTGTCGCGACGATCTTCTACGACACGCCCTACGCGACCAGGCTGCACGAACACCCGGAGTACAACTTCCAGGGCGGCCGGGAGGGCAAATGGCTGGAGCGGGCGCTGAACGAGAACCACGACCGCATACTCGCATGGATGAAGGCAGAACTCGAGTTCTAACGGAGACAGAACATGGCACTAACTTACATCTCAGGCACGACAACCGTGCAGCTCAAGGACACGCAGCGCAACTCGCTCGACCTGTCCGTGATCACCGACGCTCTCAGCAAGTCCTGGGCGCAGACATGGGTGGCGGGCACGACAGCCAACGCCGTGCAGGTCAACTGGCATGACAAAATCACGCTCACCTCGGGGCAGGCAACCATCCTCGACGTGAACAACACCTCGACGGGCACCGGCGCCGTGGCGATGAACAATGGCTTCGGCAACCTGCAGCTGACGAAGGTGAAGAAGGTGTTCCTCAAATTGGAGACTGCCACGGCGGGCTACTCGCTGGACATCGGCGGCGGCAACACGCCGCTGGCGTTGGACGCAGTGAGCGTCGGCGCGGGCGGCATGTTCCTGGTGACAAACCCCGTGGACGGCATCACGGTCGAGGACGCGGCGAGCGACCTGCTGTTGATCAGCAACCCGAGCGCGGGCGCGGTCGTGTTCGACATCTGCATCGCTGGCGTGGGCGCCATAGCCTGATGATCACCGCCGACCTGGTGGAGTACCTCGGGGGGCTGGACGGGGTGCCGTCGGTGTACTGCGAGGTGCTGCCGGAGACGCCGGATACCGTTGTCGGCGTATATACGCGGGCGGGTTCGCCTCCAAACACGGCGGCGGGGCTGGAGCAGAAGGCGGTGCAGGTGCTGGTCCGCGGCACGGCGCAGGACGGGCGGGCGAGCTACACCGTCGCGGAGACAATCTACAACGCGCTGCATCGGCTCGTGCCGGACGCGGCGCTCGTGACTGGCGGCGAGCACGTGCAGCAGATCATGGCAAACAACAGCGGCCCGTACCACATAGGCCGGGACGCAAAAGGGCGGCATGAGTGGAGCATCAACTTTACCTGCTGGGTGTGGAACCCGGCGCGGGAGATAGCATAACATGGCAACTGGCGCAACAGACATCAAACTCGGCCGGGGCTGGACGGCCTATATCTACACCGGCGGGCAGTACATCGAGATCAAGGGGTTGACTGAGCGGACGCTGAAGCTGTCGTCGAGCGAGGCGGACATCACCACGAACATTGACACGACCTACAGCCGCCACCTGATCGCGCGGCGCGACGCGGAGCTGACGCTGAAGGGGTTCCGGGTCGAGGACTCCGACGGCAACTGGGACGAGGGGCAGGCGGCGGTCGAGGCGCTGGCGGAGGCAGTGGACTCGGCGTCCATCGGGCAGTTCAAGCTGACCTCTCCCGGCGGCGTGACTGAACGCGAGTTCTACGGCTCGGCGACGATGGACGAACTCGGCGGCTCGATTGACGAGGGCAGCGCCTGGGGCTGCACGATCAAGCAGTCCGGAGACCTGATCAGCGGGCCTGGCGCCTGATGACGAACCGCTACCGTGATTTCGACGCCTGGGAGGCGGAGCGCAAGGCGGAGCCTGTGACGTTTCGCATCCGGGGCGCGGAGTACAGCCTGCCCGCGACACTCCCGGCCATCATCCCGATCCGCGCGATGCGGCTGCAGAAGCAGTACGGTGCGGAGGCCAACGTGCCGCAGGCGGAGATGATGGAGATAGCGCTGTCGCTGTTCGGCGACGAGCAGCTGGAGCGGCTACTCGGCAGCGGCGTGGACGTGGACGCGCTGGCGGAGATCATCGGCTGGGCGATGGAGGTCTACACGGGCAACCCGCCGGGGGAAGCGACGGCCCCGGAGGTGTCTCCGGGGCAGACCGATTCCTCCGCAACTGGTGCGTGATGGAGGCCGACTTTCAACGGGAATACGGCCTCGACCTCGGAGCGGCGGTCGAGGTTATAAGCTGGCGGCGCTTCTGCGCGCTGGTGCAGGGGCTGAGTGCGAACAGCGCGACCGTGATGATGATGGAGCATAACCGGAACGTGATAGACGAAGAGCACGCGGAGGCAGCAGTGAGGCGACTATGGCGCTGAAGATCGGGGATTTGTGGGCGCAGATCCGGCTGGAGGCGAAAGGCTATTACGCCGAGCTGGATAAGGCGAGCCAGAAAGCTGAGGGCTTCGCCGGCAAGCTCGGCGCGGTCGGCAAGACGCTGACAACGCGGGTGAGTATGCCGCTCGCGGCGGCAGGAACGGCGGCCTTCGTCGCCGCGAAGAAGCAGGCGGCGTGGGCGGAGGAACTCGGCAACCTGAACGCGCAGACGGGACTGAGCACAACCAGGCTGCAGGAGCTGAAGTACATCGCGGACACCTCCGGTCTGTCGTTCGAGGGATTGACCAACACGACAGGCGTGCTGCAGCGCAAACTGCTCGGCATCGAAGAGGGCGGCGGGCCTGCCGCGAAGGTGATGCAGGAGCTGGGCGTGAGCGTCACGGGCGCGGACGGGGAACTGCGCTCGATGGACGCGATGTTCCCCGAACTCATCGCAAAGTTGCAGCAGGTGGAGAACCCGACCCGCCGCAACGCCCTGGCGACGCAGATATTCGGGCGTAGTGCCCTGGAGCTTGCGCCTCTGCTCGCCATGACCAAAGAGGAGATGGACAAACTCACGAAAGCGGCGCATGACTCCGGCAACGTCATGGGCAAGCACGTAGTGGCGGCGCTTGCCAAGTTTGACGACAAGATCGACGGACTTGAAAAGCGGGTTGCAGGCTTCGTGACGCAGGTTGTAGGGGGCTTTTTCAGCCTGCCGGAGCCGATTCAGGGCGCGATTCTGGCGATTGCGGGCATTGCCGTAGTGGCGGGGCCGATCATGCAGGTGATCGCGCTCCTCAGCACGCTCAAAACGGCGGTTGCGGCGGCGTCCATCGCCGCAAACGTCGCAAAACTGAGCTTTATACAGGCATGGATCGCCGCGGCGGGGCCGCTCGCGCCGCTGATCGCGGCCATCGCAGGCGTCGGGCTGGCTGTTTACGCCGTCATCAAATACTGGGAGCCGATCAAGGCGTTTTTTGCGAACCTCTGGAAGGGCATCGCGGGTATTTTCAGCGCGTATGTCAACTGGATCATCTCTCTGCCGTCAAAGATAGCGCAGGGATGGGGCACGCTAAAGACGTTTTTCGCGAACCTCTGGAAATCCATCTACGACGCGACGGTAGGGCAGCTCGGGCGCATCTTCGCCGCTATAAAGAACTTCCTCGCGCGCATTTTCGGCCTCGGCGGCGGGTCGAAGGCTCCCGCGCCGCCGACTCCCGCGGCGGCAGGCGCGGCGGCAGGCGCGAAAGCGGGCGCAGGACAGCCGGCGGTCGTGCGGATGTCGCCGGATGTTGAGGCCGCCATAAAGAAAACGGCGGCGAACACCAAGCCGCAACCGAGGTTCGCATAATGGCAGTCTCCGACCAGTTTATACCGGCCACCGCAACGCTGCACCAGGACAACAAGGGCATGACCGGGCAGGTCACCTATCGCGTCGAGGAGGCGGACCTGTTCAACCCTCGGCTGCCGACGCCGGGGACCGTCTGGCCGGGGCCGCAAGACCTGCCGTATTTGCGCTGCATCGAGGCGAACTGGACGCAAAACGAGTGTGGCTGGTGGACTGCGGTCTACGAGTACAGCACCGAGCGCCAGCTCGGCGAGGACTTCTGCGATGTTAGCGTCTCGGGGGCGGTTGAGAACGTGGACACGACGCAGGGCTGGACGTGGAAGGACACCGGCACCAAGGTCGAGATCGACATCCCGACGCCCATCGGCGTCGAGGTGTACGAGATAACGATGCGCAAGGAGACGTTAGACTACGGCGCGCTCCGAACTGCCATAAACTGCGTCAACGACCGCGTGTTCCACGGTTATGCCGCGGGCACCCTGCTCCTCGAAACCTACCGCGTTACACAGTCCTACACGCTGGCCGGTGAGACTTCCTCCGCGCAGATAGCCTACTCATTCAAATACAACGCGAACGGCCACAACATGGTCTGGCGGCCGCCGCTGCAGGACGTGGATGCGGACGGCAACGGGCTGGTCTACCAGAACAAGGACAGCGAGAAAACCGACAGCTACACTACCGATGTGACGCTGGTCGGCGCGAAGGTGTACGTAAACTCGGCGGCGCCCGTGGGTGGCAAACCCGCTGGCGTCGGGGCATGGGACACGCCGCAACTCAACGGCGCGAACCGGTATGACGAGTGCGACTTTGCGGCGACGCTCGGCCTGCCGAAGAATCCGGGGGACGGCTGATGGCGGTGCAGCGTTTCACGGGGCGCGAGACAGACCGCGAACTGTTCGACAAACTCAACGCGCTCGCGACGGCTGTGCAGGCGTGGGACAAACTGGCGGTCGGGCCTGGGCTGGAGGTGCGGCGGCACGCGGGCGGAATGCTGCTGAACGTCAAGCCGCAGGCGGCGGCGCGCAAAGCGGCGGGCGAGGCGGAGGACTGCTCCGGCGGCGACGTGCAGACGATGCAGACTACCCTCGGCACGCAGGACAGCGACACCTGGGCGAGGGGTGGCGAAACCCCGAAACAGGTCGCGGTCGAGGTGTTCACTGATATCTCCTGGGACGAGGTGAGCGGGCAGATCGTCGGGCGGATGCGGACATTGACCTTCGACAAGTGCGGCAAGTTGAAATCCGTCAGCGCCGAAGATGACCTACTGACGCTGATCACGACGGAGAGCTGCACACCGTGACGTACTCGCTCAAAACAGGACCCCTCGGCGGGCTGAGGGCGATCCCGAAGGCCACGGAGTGGACCTGGTACGGGCTTTATGAATCGAACGCGTTCAGGCTGGCACGCGACTGCGACTGCTGCCTCCTAACGCCCGACGGGCTGCTGACCGAGGCGCTGGTGGACACCGGCGAGGCGACGACCGTGAGCGGCTCGGGCGAGGCGGTGTACCCCGCCGGGTTCTACATAACCGGGCTTCCAGGAGCCAGTGGCCCAGAGCGCTACTGCCCGGTGGTGACGTGGAACTGGGGCGGCATCGGGAGTTGCACGTTTACCTACTACCCGCCGTATCAGACATCGCTCGTGCCTGAAGATTTCGAGCTGCACCCCATTTACGGCAGCAACCTCAACGCCTGCCTGCACCTGCACGCTACGCTCGGAGACGAGAGCGACGACCTGTGGGTGGAGTATGACGGCGAGCCGACAATAGAATCCGCTACCATCGCGGCATCATGCTCGTTCGGCGCGCGGCTGTTTGCGAACATCGAGGAGGTGTCGCGGCAGAGTTCTGGCAGCACCATGTGGGGGCCGCGGCCACGGTGGACCAACGCGAATACAAAGGACGCCGTGGATCTGCGGAACTACAAAAGCGCCGCGCTCAACTACTACTACTGGGACAAAGACAACAGCGGCGGCGAGGTCAGCATCACGGCGACCATCAACGAGGAGGACCCGGTGACGCTGACTCTCGGGGGCGCGGGGGCGCCGAAGATCGTCAACGCCGGGTCCGCATCCGCGACGAACGGGGTGGCCACGCTGACAGACGAGATGGAGCTGTCCATGACGTACTTCGGCTCGCAGGCGCTGCCGACGCTGAACGAGACCATCTACGACGATCCGCCGACAAACGCCGACGGCGCACTGGCGCGCACGGACGGGCACACCGTCTATGCCAGGCCCGACGGCGCATCGAGCGACTTCCGCCGCATCAACCTCAGCCTCAGCAACATCCAGCCAGCGCGCACCTACACGAGCGATTTCCAGATCGTCACGCCGCACGAGATGGAGTACTCAAACGGCACGTTCACGCTCGTCTGCCTCGACGGGCCAGACCCCGCCAGCGACGGCGCGTATGCCGTCAACACGGAGTATCCCGTGGGAAGCGCCATCTCGATCACCGTCCCGACAAACACGGAGAGTCCGTGGACGGGGACCGGGACGGCGTACGGCGTCGGCGTGTCGGGTCTGCTCGACATTACCATGCGGACGGTAATGTCTGAGGCGCTGGACACCATCGGCGATCCTGCATTTGGGTTCGCATACAACTGCGCGGCGCTTGATGCGGGCGGGTCGAGCGGCGACAACTGGCGCTGCCCGATCCGCATTCCCGCCGCGGCGGCGAGCTGGGTGCAGGCGCGGCTGAAGCTGAACCGGGCGCCGACGTTTCCGGCGACACCGGCATGGACGGCGGGCGCGGGCACGACCATCGAGGGCACGTCGGTGACGGGCGAGGGAACGCTGACAATCTCGCAGACACTGACAGCCGACTGGCTCATCGACAACTACCGGTATCTGGTGCTGCGGATGGAGGGCACGGCCGAGGAGCAGACCGCCACGCTCACGATCGGGTCCAAGACGTGGACGTTTCTGGTGCCCGAGGCGATCGGCAACGTGACCATCGACCTCTGCAACCCGACGAACGCGAGCGGCTACGACGACACGACGACCTGGCTGGAGGCGCGGACCGCCGCGGGCGGCTGGGGCTGGGGGGTGGACGGCGAGGTGACTCTGACCCTGACGAGCACGGCGCCCTTCGACATCTACAGCCCGACGACGCTCGACGTCACGACTGCCGCGGGGCGGCTGCTCGTCGGCGAGACGCTCCATCGCTGGCTGCCTGCATTCGAGGTTGGGGACATCGTGCTTCGGGAGGGCGGGACCTACGAGGATACCATCACGACCTACGCGACGCGCGGCATCCTCTACATCAGCGACGGGCGCGTGGTGCTGGACGAGGAGTTCGGGCTGACAGCCGATGGATTTGACCCCTCCAACCCCCTGACAACGCTGCCATACAAGGCGTATCTCGCGCTGAAGATATCGGACGTGATCCGGGCGGCGAACGTGCGGCAGGGCAACAGCAGCAAGGCGGCGGTGGCGCTGATCGAGGACCGTAAGCCGTCGCGCTTTTTCAGCCGCGTCGGCTGGGGCGGCACGTTTTTCTGGGTGGACAAGGCAGAGTTTTTCAACGGGCAGGTCGAGGCGTACCACCTGCGCCCGACGTGTGCGGAGGTGACTACCACGACGCACGACATCTACGCGGATTACTGCGTGGATAGGATCAAGCCGGGCGTAGGAGTGAGCTGCACGCTGGGCTCTGTGAAGTGGCTCGGAGGCGGGCTGCACGGCATCACCGTTGTGGATGATGTGGCGGATTCCGCTGCCATCGCGGCGGACACAACGGCCGACGACAGCGACACGACGAGCCGGGACCCGGACGGCTACTACGAGATCCCCGGCGACGAGCTGCTGAACAGCACCACCACGGACAGCGGACACGACACCTACAACATCATCAGCGGCTGGGACGGCACTCCCGCGGGCGCTGTCGTGGAGGGGACGCTGATGCGGGTATGCGTGCGGAAGTAGCTACTTCAGACTGTGAGACCGAATGAGTGAGCTCGAGGCAATCAAATATCTGCTGCAGTCCGGCGCGGCCGGGGTTCTCATCATTGCGGGCGCCGGCGTGCTGCGGTTCCTTCGCGAGGAACGCTCTGACAGAGCAGACGAGCGGCGGGAGTGGTTCGGGCAGATGGAGCAGATCACCGGGCAGCTCAAGGAGTTGACCCGGCAGGTGACAGAGGCGTTGAGACTGGCCCGCGAGGAGGCAGGGCACACCTGCCCTTTTACGGGTGCGACGCGTGCCGCAATACTGGAGTACGAGCGGCGGTTGAAAGACCGCGATGAAAGCTGGTGAACATGGAACTGAACGAACTCTCGAAAGAATTGGCGACGGTGGCCGGGATGTCGGGCGCGTCCCTGGCCATCACCGAACTGATCAAACGCGCCACGGGGCTGGCAGGCAGAGGCGTGATTCTCTGCTCCGCAGTTGTGAGCATCGGGCTGGCGTTTGCCGTGTGGCAGGCGGGGCTGTTCCCCGCAGACACCAGCGTGCTGCTCGTGTTCCTGTCCGGCATCTACGCCGCGCAGGCATCCACGGGGCATTACGAGACGGTAAAGACCAGGAGGGACGAGTAATGGCAGGCGGAATCAACGTTGGCAGGTGGCTGCGGCGGGTGACGGGCAAGCCGGTGACGCTCGGGAGTGTGGCCGAGTTGCTGGCCGCGATCCGCGCGGACAAGACTGTCAAAGAGTCGTTTGAGGCGAAACTGAAACGGGAGATCCTGCTCGGGGCCGACCTGGAGCGGTGGGAGCGCGATCTGTTGGAGGCGGCGCCCGGGAGCGCGGTGCTGATTTCGACTGCATTCGCGGCGATCCGCGCGGCGGTGACGGATTGGCAGCTGTGACACTCCTGCGCTGGATCACCACAAAGTTGACACGCGCACACCCGAACAGCCGGAGACTGAAGCGAAAGCGGGCGCGGAAGTGACTACCATCGCCATTGACACGGCGAAGCTGCTGAGGATCGCTAAATATGACACTCAAGATCATTCTGAACGAGCAAACGTCGGACATACGCGCACTGGCCGACAGAGCATTCAGCATCG